ATACAAAGCGTAATTATCTGCAAAATCTTCTATTACCGATGTTTGACTATACTCTCGGAGAAATGCTTTATTTCATTGTTTTTTTGCTTGATTATAGAGAGCTTCATATCTTTCTTTTTCTTCATCTGTTAGGAGATTAAACCAAATATGATGACCTATCTCGTGATTTTTTGTAAACTCTTTATCTCAGATATCGCATATATATGCTATTTGAATTGCAATACTATAGTAACCTGCAATATCCCCACATTTAAAATATGTATTTGGGACAATGCTTCAAAGAGGAAGATAGATAAGAATAAGTCATGTGAGCATTATATTGCGTTATTATGCCAAGAAAGATGTTCAGCCTGTGATAATGTACGATTCCATACTCAAGCACGATAGACTCGTTTTCTTCCAGAAGATTGATTTCATCACATTGCCGCTACATCTCATATTGCCCAAGCATTAGTTAAAAATGTGGCAGGTCATAGTGTTCATCATGCGTTTTGTAAAACCCCATCTAAATATACATAATATCGAGTCGTTGCACTATCATAAGATAATCCGAGTGTATGCGTTTCTCCAAGTCGTGAAGCCCAGTATAATGTTCATATTCATATTGTCGTATCTGTACTTCATCTGAGTCATGCCACAAAAGCTCATGTACTTGTAACGTGCATTGCTGAATCAAAGGCGCTCCCAAATACTCAAGTATTGTTATTCGGAGGAAGTGAAATCATTGAGAACGTACAACACCATGAGTGATTGTTTGCTTGTGTAAAATTTAAAGAAGCAACATTTGGGATTGTTATATTTGCCAGCGTTCCTGTAGGTCATGCAGCAAAGTCTCTATTCCCATTTATATCCGCATACTTCCCATAAGCATCTACAGAATAAGTAATATTGCCACTTGCTGTTCAAGTATTACCATTTCATGTTCTATCATAACCATCTCCAAGATAGAGAGCTTGAAGTCATGTTCGGTCTACTCAGATGTTTGGAGCTGATTTTTCGAGTAGAAGAAATTTTTTCTTATCCATTTTTAGATAGCGTTAAGAAGAAACACTTTTTGTGATGCAGCAGTAGAGCGAGCATAAACTTGAGATACATTATCAATAGTAACTGGAAGAACTTCTCAAGGAGCAAGTTCATATCCGTCTGTTGCTGCGTTTGTGTTAGCTGTGACAGTAGAAGGTCATACGTAGACATTTGCTGTATTGGCTGTTGCAGCTTTTACATAAAATTCAGTATTGAATACATTTGTATCTGCTGTAAGTTGTACTGCTGATGTTCAGACGGATACTGATGATGTTATAATTTTGGTAGCCATGATAAGTAAAAGTTAGTTAATTAAAGTATATATGTTTTTATATAAGTTCAAAATAAATATTTGAATCTATAATTCTTTTATTTCAGGAATTTGTCCATAATCATGAATTATAATCCTTATGCATTGTAATTACATTTGTATTTGTTGAGAGTTGTGCCATTCAAGGAGTAGCAGGAGTTGTTCAGTTATCCACAAGCTGAATAGGATAGCACCACCTTGCTGTATTTGGTTCACTAAATGGTGTTGTATATGTCGTACTTGTTGAATTTGATGTCCCTGCTGTTCATTCTCTTATTTTTACATAACAAGTCGTTCCTGTAACCTTATATCTAAAGTATGTAGCTGTCGGATTGGCTGAATATCATGCAATTGTTGGTGCATATGTTAGAAGGCGTGTCTCAAATATCGGTCTATTTATGAGATTGAGTGCTGTAAATGTCGGAACACTCCAGTTATATGATGCTCAAGCCGAGAGTGTAGCACTAAAACGACCAATATTCTCATAATAATCTGTACTTGTAGCATTTGTTATGGTAGAGATGGCACAATATTTTTCGTTTGTAGTTGTAGCTGAGAAATCTGAGTATTGACGAGCATAAGGGATACGAGCAAATCAAATTACTACACCATCAGTTGCATTATAGCCGAGATAAACGAAATAATCTATTTCATAAGTTGCAAACTCAGCACTTCATGAGTTAAACCAATTTGTTCATGCGTTTTTTGTTACAAAAAGACTCGAAGTAATAGAACGCATAGAATTACCTATTCGTACATATACAGGCTCGCTTGAACTTGGTGTAGCACCTGAAAGAGTAAGGATAGAGACAGTAATGTTGTTACTTGCCACACTTACGTTAATCCTTCCATTTATTAAGGCTCATTGCATTGGGATTTGATAATCTGCAATAGCAAGTTTTCCAAGTCAAAGGTTATTTCTTGCTGTAGCTGTATTTGCAAGGTCAGAAAGATTATTGTTCTTGTCGAGTGTATTGTCGAAGTTTGTGTTGAGCGATGCTCGGAAAGTAGAGCCAGTATCTCAATTGTTTAGTGTAATCATGCTATGTTTTAATTATATAGTTAATAACAAGGTATGGTTGGAGATTGTTATGAGCGCCTCCACCTCAAGCCTCTCTTACAATATACTCAGTTCAATTCATAAGTGTCTGATATGCCGAGTCTACTCATGTTGTAAAGTTCAGAGATGCTTGTGAGCCACCTCCAGCGTATAGAAGAGCATCATGACTATGAGTTGGCATTTCTCCATTAGTCAACGTATGAGTCTTAGCTCCTCATGTTTCTGCTAGCGTATCGAATTCTGTTTGTCCACTATCACGTCCAACTGGGATTCTTCCTAGTAGGTTTGGGAGATTAAAAGTAGTAGAGCCATCCCCACTTCAATAAGTTGTTGAAATGACTGCAAATAATGCCGAATATGTAGTTCTTGAAACAGCAGTTCAATTACATATAAGAAATCATGTAGGAGCTGAGTTTGTAGGCCATATCTTTATTTCTCCAGTTATTCAACGAGCGTTTATTGTATTACTACTCATATCAAGTCAAACTCACAAAGAAATCTCTTCGACTGTTCATGTACCTCCTCATTCTCTTCCTAGAATCCTTCAATCTGTAACAGTCAATCCACTTGCTGTTATTGCTCATGGGGCTACATAATCAGTTCATGGTGTAGCAATAGAGGCAACTCATGACGTAGATTTTACAAGTCAAGTTCCTGTCATTCTCTTGATTGACGTTCCTGCTGTACCTGAATAGAGAGCTATTTCAGAGTCTACACTTGTTCAAGGTCAAAGTACGTCTCATGCACCTGCTGGCGTAGCTCATTCCCAAGTGCTACCATTCCAACGAGCAAACTGTCCAGTAGTAGCACCACTTTGAGTTATGCTAGAAAGTGAATGTTTGTGTCAAGGGTCAACACTTGCAGTATTCTTGAGCTTGTAGTCGAGTGTACTCGTATCAGCGGAGCTATCTACTCATACCTTAGCCTCAAGGGCTTCTATAGCATCGTTTACATTAGTGTGAAGTGATGCGTGTCAAAATGTTCCTTGCTTATCTGTAGGAGTTGGATTCGATAGATTATCGAGTGATGTAGGGAAGTTAGTAGCCATTATGGTATAATTCGGTTAGTAAATATAGTTCTATCTCAATCAAATCATATATCTGCATCAAAATCTATATTTGCATCAAAATCATAATCTAGTATTTGTGTTCTTCAAACCGAGTTTGTTATTGGGATTATTCTTCATGTAGATTGTGTAACTCATCAAGAATCGCTCCAAATCTTTGAGTCATCCCAAAGTTTTGAGTCATCCCAGTATCCAGTATAGATAATGTCGATAACGTTGTTTCAGATGTTTTGACGAGATTGCCATGAAGTAGTCATGATTATTTCTTAGGTTTCTTAGATTTGCAAGGCATAGGAGTATAGGTTATTTTTTAGAAACTAGCTTTTTTGGTCAAATATTTCAACTTGTAAGGCGATTAGTTTTTGGATCATAAGATAGATTAGTAATGATTTTCTCTACTTCTTCCTTTGGAGTTTCTTTTACTGCTTTTTGTACAATACTTGCATTATCTTTTGAGAGTTTTTTAGATTTTAATATTTCTTGTATTTTACCTTTAGCTACTCCGTATGTTTCAAGTAATCGAGATACAATAACTGGATGAGTTGTAATCCATCATGCAAGAGCTACTAATGGATTAACTGTTCCAAGTGCTACTGTTCATATGTTTCTTGTATATGTTCATACTTTTATTCCTGATGAATTTTGTACATCTTCAAATGCTTTTAATGCTTTGATTCTTTCTCAAATTCAAGGAGTTATCTCCTCAAGACGAGCAAGCATATTTTCCTTTCATTTCCCTGTTATGTTTCAGATTGTAGAAAGTGCATTATCTTTAATTGTGCCATCTTTGTTGTATATAGACTTTCTTACTTGCCTCAAAAATTCTTTTTCAGGTCAGTATTGAGCATCAAGCTGCTTGAGTCATGGTATTTTGTCTCAGATATAGGTATCAAGATTTCTCCTTATATTTTGTACTACCCTTTCTCATGCTGGAGTTGCATCTGATTTCCAGTCAACAAGTGAATCTAGCTTTTGTCGTAATGAAAGAGCATTTTTTGCTGTTAAATCACCCTTATATTCATTTACATATTTCATAGCTTGTTCAATTGCTCGTCTATCCTGAATAGGTAAATCAATAAGATTAGGATTTCCATCATTTAATCGCTCGAATCATAATTCATCAAGTGATTTTGATACTATGCCAGATACTTCTGTTTTTGGCATTGTTACATTCGTTTTCCTTACTGCCTCATACCCTTTTCATAGTTCTGATAAATCGCTCAAGCGTTTTTCTATCGCAAGTGAAGCGTTTGCAAGTTCAGTTTCTCTTGTAATTTCTCATATACGTGCTTTCTTAAATAATTCTGGAGATTTTATTATATTTTGCACACTTTCTCTACCGAGTCATGATGCTTGTGATATAGCTGTTTCTGTTATTGTTCCTGCTCATTCAGATATAGCTCATGGTACTTTTGTAAGTTGTTTTCCTGTCGCTACAATTGGTTTTTTAACCATTTCTGCACCTGTTTTTATAACCTTCCCTGTTTTTACTCATGCCTTTGGTGCAAATATCTGACTCACATTAAATGCTCACTCGACTGTATCGGCAAATGTTGGATATTTTTGTCTTATTTCCTCCCATTCTTGCATACCTTTTGCAAGTGGTTTATCAAGTCATGTATATTCAAGTCATTTTTGTGCATATGGAGATATTGCCGAAGTTACAGGCTCAAAGGCTGTTGCTACTACGTCTCATCAATACGCAAGTGTTCAAGCTCATAATCTCTTTGAGAGTGGTTGATTTGATAGATTTTCAGTAGTTCTTCCGACTTCTTCCATTCTTGTTCAAAGTCCTTCTTTTACTCTTTGCATATAAGAAGGCTTGTATTCAATTTGTGAGAGTGAATTTTCTATTGTGGCATTATCATATCATTTTGATTGCAAGAATTGACGAGCTTTTTGTTTCTTCATTTCAAAATCCTGCTGTCATCATGTTTTCAATTCTTGAGATAATCATGTATAGAGATTAGCTCATCATTGTATCGTTTTATAAAGACCAGAAGTTGTTGGGTCTTCTGGATTTTTTCCTCTAAAGAAATCAAAAGCCTGATTTCATAGATTTCAAGAAAGTATGTTTTCAAAAAGGTTTGCCATTTTTTATCCGTTAATAATGCGATTTAATGCTTCCATATCCTGTGGAGATATTTGTCATGCTCAAGTGTTTGATTGATTTGTTTGTCATGGGAGTATCCTTTCTTTTGGTATATCACTTAGCTTTTTTATTTCTTCTACTCATACTTTTCTTGCTGCAATATTGTACATTTCTACAATATTTTTTTCAAATTGTGCATTGCTTTGTACTGGATCAAGTTTTGATGATACGCTTTTTATAAATGCAATATCTTTATCTGACATTGGTCATTTAAGAACTCAAAGGTTATTTATAGCAGCAGCATCTCTTAGGTTATCAATAAGCGTTCTAGCATCTTCTGCTCATTGAAGACCTAATACTCTTGAATAATCATATTTTCATACTGCATCATTCCAATCTGTTTGTGATATTCCTTGTATATTAGACAATATTCAAAGTGCCGACTGTTTTTGTCATTCTGTTGGAGGGATTTTTCACGAGACTGCATCTGCTTTGTACTTGGAAAGTTGTTGCCTTGATACTCAAGAGTTTTTTAGTGCTGTATTTTGTGCGCTTGCTTCCATACTTGCAATATCTGCCAATAGTTCTATATCAGCATCACTATATTCTGTTGCTTGAGCTTGTCATGTCAAACTATTCGCAAGAGGAGTATTATTGTAGTATCCAGTTACCGAAGAGGCTGGAACAGTCCTTTCCTGTACTTTTTTATCTCATGCAAAGTTTGAGTCTTTTACATTGATTGTTCAATCATCATTTATTCCTGTTACAATAGAAATATGTCAGTATGTTGGGTCGTATCCTGCTCATCCAAAGAATGCCATTCCTCATACTTGTGGGGTAGTATCTGAGAATGCTTTTATTCTTGCTTCTTTACTATTTCCACCAGGAGTTGCTGTCATTCATGTGCCACGACTAGCATAGAATCCGCACTCTCCACCTTCTTGTCCTATTCACTTGGTTATATAGCTATTTCAAAGAAGTTTAGCTTGTTTTAATTCGTCGCCTGTGATAATATTTCCATTTGCATCTTGATAAAGACCATCATCAAGTTTTGTCCATTTATTATCAGTAGTTTTCTTAGCCTCTGCAAGTTTCATTTGGAAGTCTTGTTCCATTTGCATCTTTGCAATATCTTGTTGGAATCCAATCCCCATCTTCTCCCTATCTGTGAGTTGCCCTTGTTGAAGCTCTTGAAGTCTTTGATACTCTGGCTTTGTTTGTATAGTCGTTTGAAGTTGTGTAAGATAATCCGCAAGATTTCCACCACCTGCAACGTATGCCTGTGCTTCTCGTACCATTTCTTGAGTGGAACGAGTAAATGGAATACCTTGCTTCTTGTATTCATCTACAAGTGAGGTAACTGCTGTCAATGGGTCATTCATAGCTTGTTCTGCTTGTTGTTTAGCAAAATCAGCTTGAAGTTTAAGTTTTTGACCTTCTGTATAAAGTCCAAGTTCAGCACTAAAGAGAGCGTTACGTATAGCATCAGAACGCTCCATATCTTTTATACTTGCATTGTACTCTCCCATAGCCAAATCACTTGCTGTTTCTATATCAGCTTTTAGATAGTCTTTTGTTGTATTGAGACTCGAAAGTAAATCTGTTGCATCACGAAAACGACTTCACATATAAGCTATAAGCTGTGAAGCTGAGAGTTTTCCACCATAGTTTTTTCGGATTTCTTTATATCCATCATTTATAATTTTTGTTGTATCTGCAATCTGTTTATTTACGTCAGATAGTTGTTTTGCATAATTAACAACGTCAGTATCATTTTTAACTATTTCTTGGTAGAGATTTCGTGACTCGTTTGTATCAAGTCAGTATTTACTTATGAGTTTATCACTTATAGACTCTACTGGATTTTCAATTACAAGTTCTTTTCCAGTCGAAAAAGTAGAATAGACGTTATTCAACATCTTATTCTTGTTTTCGGTATCTACCTTTTGTCGAGCTAGTTGGTAATTTGGATTATTTGCAAGAGCAGAAGAAACACTTGTTGTGATTTGTCCTTGTTTTATACTATCTGAAAGCTGTTGTACAGTCATCGCACCAAACTTTCCTACTGCATCAAATCTTTGTTTTGCCTGTTTGTATTGTGGAGTTCTGAGAACGTCATCTGTCAATACTTGTCCACCTGCAATAGCGTTATAAATACCATCTACTGTTTTAGGTATAACTGGAGGAGTTGGAGTTGTGGTGGCTTTAGTTTCGGTCTTTACTTCAGGAGTTGTTGGTGTAACAGTAGGTGTAGGAGTTGTAACTGGTTGAGTTGTAGGAGTTGGAGTAACTTTAGGAGTTTCGACAGGAGGAATAACATTTTCAGATGTCACTCATACTTCTGGTCGTGTTCATGCAAGAATTTCTCCTTGTACTTTCGCTTGATTTCTCAGGAGTTGCTCTTGGTTAAGTTGTGCTGTGGTTTTCTCAGGAGCTTGAGTCTCAGTAGGAAGAGGAGTAATAGCAGGAGCTTGTCATGCTACTGGAGCATTAGCAATAGGTGCTGTTTGCCTTACTTGAGATACCGCATCTCGTACTGTCATGTTAGGGTTAGCTTTTCTTAGAGCTAGTGCCTGTTGGAGTTCTGTTTGTGTTGCCATTATTCTAAAGAGTTAAGTTCTTTTTGGATTTCTTTCATTTCCTTTTCTTTTTCCTTTAATTCTTGCTCTAACTCTTTTTTCTTTTCTATTCTATCATCTTCTTCTATTTTATCAAATTCTTTCTGTATTTCTTCAAGGATTTTTTTGTCTTCTTCCTCTTCCATTTTCTTTCTTTCCTCCTCTTTCATCTTTTCCTCCTCTTCTTTCATCTTTTTTTCTTTTTCGTGTTCCATTTCTTTCATTTTTTCTTCCATTTCAAGCTTGGTAAATTCATTGGCTATTTCACTCAGTTCTTCTTTTGATTGATTTACCGAGTTAATATACTCTGATATCTTTTTATCGAGCGTATTGACGAGTTTTGAGAGCTTTTTAACCTCTTTTTCCTCAAACTTTGGCAATTCTGGAAACTCAGGAAACTGTATAGAGTCGATTTTATTGATTATTTAAGATAAATACTCTTTTTTATATTGAATTTTATAGAGGCTTGCATCTAAATGAGATTTAAGTGAATCAATTTTTTTTGATATACTTGTAAATTGTGTTCATAGATTGGAAAATCCACCACCGCCTCATCATCTTGTGGCTTGTATATAGATTTTTTCTATACTTGATACATAATCAACGTCATTCGGCTCATAATATCCTACATAATCCTTGTCTTCTTCTGGCGTGAAACGCAAATAATATGCTCATGGCATATTCGTAAGCTCTGTCATTGCTGTATTATTGTAGACAATCGAGTTATTGCTCGCATCTACAAGCGTAACAGTTGGACTGCCTCATATAAGCGGTTCTCTTGTTGTTCTATGATAAAAGTATGCTATCATACTATGGAATAATCAGGGTTAAAAAACAAATCTTCTCTTACCTCAAAGTTAACAGTTTTTGTTTCTTTATTTTCTATGTAAGTAACAGCATAGAATAATTCTTCATTTTCATTTCTAAAATAAACGCTTCATGCAATCGGGAATGTATTTCAAAGTGAGTCAGTAATCATATTATCCAAATGCTTTAATAAGTATTCAATTCGCCCCTATAGTCGCACCACTTCATGCCACATTTTCAATCGCCCTCACGAGTTCTGCGTTCACATTATTGACAGTAAGTTGAACAGAAGAGTTCGCAACTGCTGTAAGTGCTGTTCATATAGTGTACCAATTCGCACCATTATCATCACTTCATTGGAGGGTAAATTGCGGAGCTGTAGTGGTAATAGCTCACATATTCACCACAAGTTGAATATTCTTTGCTCAGTTTGTTTTGAGGGTTGTAGTTGTCGCGTTTAGAGAGTTGACATTGATTGTCCTGTCGATTATCTGCCTGTAAGGTGCAAAGCTCACAAATTGGTGGATTATACGATTAACGACTCTTGTGAATGAAGGTGTAGTTCCTCAGATAGTCTGAACATATCTGAATCTGTTACCCGAAAGCATAATAGGAGGACTTCTATATGCTCATGTGGTAGTTATTCGCGGAAAGCTATAGACAGGATACCAATTCGTTCATGTATCGTCTGATTCCTCGACTGTAACGTCCATAGTAGGATTCGTTCATGTCGCTGCTGTGACTATGATGTTAAATACTCATGCTCATCATACAGGTGTAGGAGTGATTGCCGAAGTTGTTGTAGTTGTCGTGATTGCAGCACTTGCGACATCAGATACAAGAAGCGTATCAGGTCTCATATACCATCATCATCATAATGTTCATGCTGTGCTTTGTACTGCTGATACTGCTGATTGAACCGCAAGAGTGACAGGGATTGACTCACTTGCATCTATAGAACCTCTGTTATTAGATATCTCCACAAGATGTCGTGTGTAATCAAGAAGTCGTGCATAATGGATTCTGACATCTGTCCTGCGTATCAATGCTCATCCACAGTTGATACTTGTGAAGTTATCTCATGTCGACTCAAATTCGACTGTAGAACCTGTCATCCTGAGAACTTTATATGCTCAGTTATATGATGAGGCACTTCCGTCAAGTCAATACAAGTGGATATATTCTCATATAAGAAATCATGCAGCTGTCGTGTTGAGTGTTGCAGTTAGAACATTGTTTGTCCTTACAATGCTTTGAATAGAGAAGTTGAATAAATCAGTTCCAAGAGAGCTTCATTCCACTTTATAAACGATTCCTCATGCTGAACTTGTCGAGCTTGCTGAACCTATCACTATAGTGAATGTGTTAGCATCTGTTACTGTGATAGCTGTCTGTGCTGTAAGATTCGGGAAGTTTGTTATGTCTCTCACTCCGTAAATCTGAACGTATTGCCCTGTAACAAGTCAATGCGGAACGTCTGTTGTTACTGTTGCGGTTGTTGTTCCTGATTTTACTATCGAAGTGATTTGTGCTACAGGTCGGCTTATATTCTTGAGATTCTTGACTCTAAGTTGTATTTTGTAGTATTTATCCTCGTCAGGTAATGATTCTGTCCATTTATTGTTACCTGTCGCTGTAGACATAGCGTTTCATGCCCTTGCTATGTACTTTACGTGTTCAAATGTTGATATAATTTCCATGTCTCATGCCGATCTGAAAGCCTCGGTATATGGACTTGTCGTTCATTGTACTGCTGTGGTTGTAGATACTGTGCTGTTAATGTTAACAGAACTTCCACCATTTCTTCTTGTAACAAAAGACGCGTTTGTGACTGTCGCATTCTCGTATAACATTCATGTCGCATTCTGTGCATATCCAAATGTATCTGCCCATAATACCTGTCCACCTGCTGTATATGTTCAGTTAGCAAGCGTACAAGGGACAGTTATTTGGGTAGGAGTGACAATAGTCACGTATACAGGTCATACATTTAGTCGATTCTCTGTATTTCAGTATATGATTACTCTATCATTACCTCTTAGTCAATGAGGAGTTGCGAAGTTGATTGTCGCCACATTGGAAGTGATAGATATAGTTCATGATATATCAAGAGCGGATTTTGTGCTATTGGTGTCAACTACTCAGTCGGCATCACATCATACGAGCGATATTTGTACCTCATCCGCTAAAACTCTCTGGCTCATAGAAACACCATAGCCGAAACGTATAGGAAGCCTGAACATCTGCTTTGACGTAAGCGTGTATTCCATCTCTTGTGTATATGGACACATAGAGACCACAAGATATGAAGCACCTGATGAGTTTCCATTTATCGCTCTGAATCCTGTTCATTGATTCGTCCAAGATTCCTCCCAAATATCCGTATCAAATCCCTGAGTAAATCAATCTCTGAATTTTGACATCGCGTTTCATATCGCGACTGCTCAGTTCTCTGTCGTTTCTAGGCTTTGCTCGATGAATGGGATTGTTGTATCTGACATAGTTAATTTTAGTATATGAGAATTAGTATCATTTTCAAGTTTATGGGTATGCAATCCAGTGAGCTATTGCATCGTGATTATAGGAGTCTACATTTATTCGTGTTCGCTTTCAAAAGGTTTTGAGTGTGGCTGATGTTACTCAGGCATGATGAAGATATATCACATGAGTCGTTATTTCTGTATAATTTCAGTTATTGTATATGCAATGTACGTTTCATTTTTCAATCCAAGAGTTTGAAGATATATTGTGTCAATCCTCGACTGCAAATATATGAATGATGGAAGGTACATATCAGATATTCAGGTCGATATCTCAAGTAGCAGTGATATCAAATCGTCAGAATTTTGGATGATGAGTCAGTTGGTTAGAATCAATAGTTGGAACAGTACGCCAAAAAGTCTCATGAGTATATTGCTTTACTTCTGGTATTTCTCATCACTTTGATGTTATTATAGACTGTTTCATACTGTTTCTGAGAGATTTATTATACCCATTGATAACTGTGGTGTATAGCTGTTATTTGTAGTTTTGAGCTTGAATTTGAATTGGAGTGTCGACCAGCTTCATCGGATTGGTATTTCTGTTGTTTTAAATCATGTTCAGTAATCAGTAGTATTGATGGTCTTTGCAAGTGTATAAGTTCATCTGTCCATCTTATAATATACTTCTATGCTTGTTGAAGAGTGTGGAAGATACCAAGAGAGTATCATTTTCTTATTATTTTCTGCTACTGAGAAGCTAGGAGATAGATATTCCATAGACTCTATCTCTCATTCACTCGCGTAAGTAATTCAAAGTCATGACAATCCATCTGCTCATAGATTTATGAGTTTGACTTTATAAGTAGAGTCATCAAGGCACGCAAATGCGATAACTCATCAAGCATCATATCATGAAGGTGTTGTTGCACCACTTGTCATGCAAGTTACATATGTTCCAGTAAAAGCAAATTCACGATTTATAGAGAAGTTTTGATTCGGATAATATTTCCCAAATCCATAAATGCTTCAAATTCATGGAAGGTAGACAATATCTGCTATGGTTTCTATCGCATTCACACTTGCTGTTGTGTCATCTGCAAGTGCAAGTCGGTTATTGTCATTATTATAATCAGTAGTGATTGGATAATCAGGATAGTCGCTTTTTGCATAGGTTTGTACGCTATATCATTCTCATACCATAACTTGACGTATAGAAGAGTCACTCTTATTTGACCACCAAATATGTTGGTTACCAAGTAATGCTACATTTCTCACTGGTTTATCGGTATATCGGATAGTTTGTGATGTTGCTCATGTTATTCAATCCCATAGATAGAGAATAGTATTCATTCAGTCGTTACACCAAACATATACTGTGCTTCCTACATACGTTAGAGCTTGTACATTACCATCAAGATCTCAAATAACCTGTAAGTTAGCACCTGAGACATATTCTTCCATTGTTCAGTCTACATTGTAGCGTAAAACCTGATTTCAGTCTCAGATAATCAGATCGCCATTAAAGTTTATGACAGGTCGTGTCGTTGTGCTATTCGTAAATGTCTCAAGTAAAGTATATGTACTAATTCAATCAAAAGAATAAAGCCTTTGTGGTCAAATTATGTATTTCACACTATTCGCTTCGATAGTGGTTACAACTCAACCTGTTACTGTTCATTGTACTCAAGTAGAAGTGTAAACGCTACCATCAGAACAAAAAGCCACTAAATCAGTAGTGATTGTTCCTCAGTTATACCAATATTGCAAAGATACAGGCTTTTTATTGCTCGTACTAAAAGCATCTACCGCTTGTTTATTCAATTCTATGTAAGAACTGTTTTTACGATACTCGATGTTTTTTGCATTCCAAAAAGTCGCAGTTCATACGTTTTTATCGTTCGAAAGTCATCATTGGAATGATTGTATCTCAGTTCTATTCATCTGGATAGTTGTTAGTGAATGCTCAATGTATTTGGGTAGACATTTTTTCTATGGTGTCCGATTTTTTGGCTTCATACATATTCATAGCTCAAAGAATAGTATTAGCATCTCTTCCCTCAAATTCGTGCGCTTTCCAAATCCATCCATAAACAATCGTTTCTATTGCGTGTTTTGGAAAAGAGGAAAGGATTGTAGACTCACTTGTATTGATATCCCAGTCAGGAATAGAGCGAATACCTGTGATTTTGAGTCTATTTGTACCTATTTGAGAAGATAGAGGCATTGGTGCTATAAATACAGAACCATCAGCACGATAGAATATGGGAGAAGTCTTTGGTTGATTTTCAAGATACCAATTCCATTCTTTTGGAAGTGTTTGAGGATTTACCTCATCACATTGAACGTATTTTGCAAGCCCTGTATTGACGTATGTATCATCATCATAAGTGATAGCGATACTCTCCAATACTTCCGCTCCAATATCTGTACTTGAAGGTTGTGGAATAGTGTATTCAGATTGTACTTCTGTATCTGCTGTCCACGATTCCCAATTGAGTCTTCATGTATTTGATTGTACGTAAGAAGACCATAAATCGTCTTTAATCACGTTTAGATCATCAAGTGATAATGCACTTGTGTATTCAGGAGTTGTGTATGCTCGTCTAAATACACGAGCTTGCATGGTTGATACGTTCATGGTTTTATTCAGTTACTGTTTCGACTGGAGCTTCTACTGTTTTTTTACGTCTTTTAGTTGTAGCTTCTTGAATAAGTTGTTCTTCATATGCTTTTTCTTGTTCGAGAGCAATAGCACGAGTTGGACGTTCTTGGTCAATTGGTGTTCAATCTACACGAACACTATTCCAATTGGCTTCATTAGCAATTCCTACAATGATATAATCATCAAGATTATCAATGGTCTCGATATTAAGAGTCTCAATAGCTCCTGTTTTTTTATTGACGCATGGTCTGAACATAGTTTAAAAGTTAATGATTTAAAGTTTATCATACCCGACCTGAAACCAAGATTTCTCTTGGAATCAGATAGGATTGACAAATATTATTTGTTTTCCTATTCGGCTGGACGAGCCTCGACAGGAATAATAATTCCTCTTTCAGCACCATCAGCAAATACTTTGAGACCGAATCGTGACCAAGTAAGATACTCGTTCACAAGAGACCCAGGAATACGAGCTGATACAGAACGTACATTATCACGCATAACGAGGTGGATTGCTCCTTCCTCCATAGCAGCGTAGTAAATAACGAACTGTCCGAACTTGTTTGAACCTGAAGTCATAGTCTTGCTAAATGCACCTGCACCGCGATATCCACGAGTAGAAGTGAATGTAACAGTTCCAGTATTTGCAGTAGCAGAAAGACCACGCATATACTTGTTTCGGTCAGCAGCAGCAAGAGCAACGTGTGAAGTTCCAGCAGTTGTTCCGTTAATAGCAGCAGCAAGGTTAGCACCTGCTGTTGTAGCAGAAGCACCAATGAGAACTTGACCAGGAGTTGCACCAAGAGTTGTCTTGAATGTAAATGTGTAGCCATTGATTTTTACAACATCACCATCAGTAGGTTGTGCACCACAAATGAATGTTCCAACCATTGTAAGGTTTTCAGAACGAACGAGTTGTGCACCAGCTACTTCTTTTTGAGTGTAACCAGCATTATAGACTTTATCAGAAAGAGCAAATGTAGAGTTAACCGCATTTTGTCCAATCTTATCTACACCGAACGCATCAACAACGAGAGCAATCTTAGTTTCATCAACACCAGCATTGATAAGTCCTGCAA